TTTGGGACGTCTTGGCCCGCTTGGTTTACGTACCTTATCCGCTTGGGAATTATTATTTTCCCCGAGTCTAAAAGATTGTCATAGCTCGAGTCAATTGTTACCTCGTGGCAAAAGGTAAAGATTTGCGTATTTAGTTTTATTTCGCTGTCGAGTCTTAACATTAATTAATTTCGTTTATTGTTAACTCAATTGGATCGTCAGAAATTGCCTTTATTTCAAAAAGTTGTACGTTTTCGGTCCCTTCAACTTGGGGCAAATTTACGCTTTGAATAGTCAAATACTGAATATTAAAATTATCATTTAAAAACCTCGAAAATATTTGTACTGAGTCGGGAACCTCGCAAAATTCGACAAGCTGTAACACTTGCTCCTCGGGGTATCTTTGGCCGCTTTGGTCAACAAGTGCGCCCCGTATTGTAATTTCGTAATCGTTTTGCGAAATGTATTCTTTTACCGATCCGTTAACCCCTTGTATGTTTGTTGTAATTATTTGCTTTGTAATTGATACATCACATAGTACAGTATCAATTTTAAACCCTGAGTCGTCGGCGGTGTTTGTAAATAGTTGCCCGTATTCAATAGTATTATTTTTTTTGTCAACATAGGCCCCAGGGTTAAACTCTATATTCATAAAAACAGGCGTTCCCAAATATGAAACCCCCCTTTGTGTGTCGGCCTCTTCTTGTCCAAAGTCGTAAAGCCTAGTTTTTAACGCTTGTAAACCGAAACCCTTTAAAACTAAAGAGGGCTTTACTTTTGGAAAATCTTTCGCCACGTCCCTGGGAAAGCTTGCTAGTCCTACGTTATATTCACTTATTGCCATAATTAAACTCCCGCTATATTGTTTACATTATTAACAGCACTAAATAAAGCCTGGGCCACTTGGTCTTTTATTTTTCCTGTAAGGTCCTCCACGTCCGTGGCTGTAATTGTCATATTTTCAATAAGTTTCCCTATGTCTATATTTATATGAGTAGGGCGCCCGCTCTTTATGCCGTCCACGCTTGTAGTGCTTTTTTTCGTTGGCGTGGTTCCGCTGCTCCCTGTTCCTGAGGCTGCCCCTGGTTTTTTTGCAAAATTATATTTTTCAAAAGCCGTGGCAAAGTGCCCCCCCGCCATTTGATCGGCTTTAGGCTTTGTACTCATAGAACCAAAAAAATTGTTTGCTAAGGTTCCGAGGCTTAAATCCTTATTCATTGTTTCGCTAAAAGCATTTGCCGCGGCTTTGCCCGCTCCTTGCATTCGTCCGTAGCCTTTGGCTATCATATCAGAGTCAAGCGTAAAAGCGCCCTGCAAAATGTCTTTTAAGCCCATGGCCTCTTCCTTTATGTATGTAAACACAAATTTTACAGAACCAAACATCGCTTGAAAAGTTATAACAATTCCATCGATTACATTTTTTAAAAGCTCAAAAACGCCGCCTAAAACCGCCCCAACAATTTTACCAAAAACCCGATAAACTATAAGCATGTTTTTTATGTGTATTGAAAACCCTTTTATAAGTCCAATAAAAACTTGACCCATACTAATAGAATCGCCAAAACCTTCGGAAACCATTCCAAAACCCTCAGCAATTGATGTGAAATATACTTGAAAAACTTCTTTTATGGGGTTTATTACGTCGTTTATTATTAAATCTTTATGAGCAAAAAGAAAATTAACAAATCGAGTAAAAAAGCCCATTACTTTATTTATTACAGGAAGTAAGGCCCTCCCTAAACTTAATTTTAATTCTAAAAAGGCGTTATTAAATCTGTTTAATTGAGCTTGACTACTATTCACGGCGTTGGGTAAATCTTGCGCAAATGTCTTTTTTAATTCCTTACTAAATGCGGGTAAAAAGTCCTCTGACATTAATTTACCGTCAGACATTAGCTTCATTAATTCGGCCTTTGTTGTATTCATAGCCCGCGCGGCTATTCCTAAAGCCCCAGGCAATCGCTCGCCCAATTGGCCGTTCAACTCCTCAGCCGAAACCTTGCCCTTACTCATCATTTGGCCAAGTGCTAAAAATGTTCCTTTTGTTTCTTCCGCACTTAACCCCATAACCGTAGAGGCTGAGGCTACGGACTTGAAAAGGTCGCGCGCTGCCTCGCCTTCCATGCTTGTTCCCATAAAGGCCCCCGCCATGGTCTTAAAACCCTCGGCGCTTTCCCTAAGGGGTAAACCTAGTTTTAAAGCTTGCTCGCGAATAAAGCGCATATTAAAAGCGCCCTCCTTAGCTGAGCCACTCGCGGCGTTTATTGCATTTTCTAAGCTTTCAAAATTTCGGGCCACTCTTATTGAGTCGCTGGCTATCGAAAACGCTTTGATTGCCGCCCCCGCAATTGCAAGCTGAGGCGCCAACCTTGTAAGCATTCCGCCAAGGCCTCCAATTTTGCCCGCAAAACCGCCCGCGCTCTTTTTGCCTTTTTGGATTTGCTTATCAAAACCCATTGAGTTGGCAACGGCTTTTTTAAGCCCTGGGCTCAATTTGTCGTTTAACTCAATAGTGTAAATAGCCTTATCGCTCATATTGCTTAAATATAAAAAAAAAGAGGCTTAAAAGCCCCCTTTAGTCCTTACTTTTATACTTGCTGTTTTCCATTTCAATTACCCAGGTTAATTGTGCCGCAAGTTTAAAATATTCGTTGTCCTCTAAAGTGTCGGGGTTAACCTTAAAATGGTAACGCAAAAGAGCGTCCATTTGTTCCAATTCGCTGCCCTCGAGTTCCTCCCTATACTTGTCTATATTGTGTTTTAAATAAGAATAATTCGAGCCCCTTAAAAAAGTGTTTGCTAGTTGTAAATCTAAGCCCTCAAGCTCGTTTACAACTTTTGAACGTTTCCCGTTTTTACGCTTATAATTTCAATAATCAACTCAGCCGCCGAGCGTAGGGCGTCGAAGTCTTTTATTACTGGCGTCGGATCGCCCTTTACTGTAAGGCTATTTAAAAAAAACTCGACGCCTTGCATTTCGTTTTTCTGAATTATTTTACTTCCAATATCAAAATTTTTCCTATCAACTTTTTTTAAAATTAGCTCGGTTGTGGTGTCGTCGCTCATTGGAACCTCCAATTTGTAAAGCGGTCCAAATTTTTCCTTCAATTCCTCAATTGTTAAGGTTTCTTTTTTCATCTTTTAAAGTTTTAAATGTTTGGCCCAAGTTAATAAAAAAAACCTTTGCTATTAAACAAAGGCTTTAAAACTCCAAAAAAAAACATTATGAAAAAAAAATTAATTTTTTAGTTATTCCAATCAATGTGAGATACTGCCAAGTCAAGCTCCGCCAATACGTTACTGTCTCCCTCGCTCGCTCCTCCGACGGCGTTTTTAAATCTGCAATTCCTTAAAACGTCTGTTCGTGCTGTTGAGCCCTCAGGTATATAATTTACCTCAATGTCAAACTCGGGAATATTTTGCAAGCTTTTACCTGGTGCCGCGTCAATAATTGCCGCAAATTCCGCTTTGTCAATGCTTATTTTTCCCTCAGCCTCAATTTTTCCAAGTCCTCGGCTTACTACAAAGCGCCCAGCGCCGTAGTTTTCCGTAATTTCTTGGGTTTGTGAATATTCAACCGACGTAATGCCCGCAACGGGTACGCCTAAAACCGTGACAATAATATCCGCGTAGCTGTACGCCTGGCCGTTAATTAATGGTGGGTTGTCTGCTAGTGCCATAATTTATATATTTTAAAGTTTCGGTGTAAATCCGATATTAATAACTATTTCCCTTGCCACGCCTACAGGTACAATTTTTACGCTCAATTCAAGTTTTGAGGTGCTTACCACGTTTTGAGCCGCGTTTATTGTTACCTCGCTCGCGCTTACTTCGCCGTCTGACTCCATTTGTAAAAGCCCCTTTTCAGCTAATGCCTTAAAAGTTGCGATTGTGTCCGTTCTCAATGTCCCGTCTGTATTTACTCTCAAGGGGCTCCCTAATTTTGGTAAAACGTAAAATCTTAAAAGCCTTTTCGCTTTGTCAATTGTTCGGTTGTTCTCAATTGTGCTAAGGTCGTTTGTTACTGAAACGCTCGTGTAAGAGTCGTTGTTGTAAGTTCCTGTAAATCCGCTTTCTTTGTAAAGAAATAAATATCCTTTTGTATCAATTGCGTTTACTAAAGTGCTAGATAGACTTGTATAACTGTCGCCGTTTGCAAATGCTGCGCTGTCAAATTCGGTTCCGTCCGTTACCATATTAAAACGCTCAAGCCAGCTGATCGACTCGTTTACTTTTGCCGCTGCCACTGCTCCAAGCTTTGCGCCTAAATCTGTTATTGAATAACCTTTGGAAGTAAAAAGGGCTTTACCTTTCCCCGCGTTGTCCTGTCCTATACATACAGAAACCTGGGGCGCTGTTAGTCCCGTAAGGTCAACAAGTGTAGAAAGGTTTGAAATTCCCGAAATATCACCCCCATATAAAACAGAAGTATATTTGTATTCGTTTTGTAATGTTGTTACTACCGCTTGCAAAGCCGTAACCTGAGCCGTGGCAAATGCTGAGCTAATAAAGTAGACTCCGATCTGTCTAAGCTCGCCCAAAGCCGTGCTTTGTAGTGTTGCCACGTCTGTAAATGTCGGCGTTCCACTTGGGACCGCAAAATATCCAATCCAAAGCTCGCCACTCGGTTGCTTTTGGAAAAATTCGTTTATGTGGTACCACTCGACGGCGTGCGCCGCTGTTCCCTCAACTATTCCCAAAGCCTCAGCCTCAGAAATACTAAAAATTTGTTTTATCCTGTCGGAGGTTGAAAAGCCCGACGGTAAAGTATTATTGTAGTAAACAAGGCCGCTTTTGTGGTCTGCGCTCGCTAACGGCGTTCCCAGTCCTGCGGTGTTTACATTAAAAGTTAGCTTATTTAGTGCCATTTTTTACTTTTTTTGTGGGTTGTTTATATTCTTTTATTTGTTGCCCCGTTTTATTCGAGTGCTTAACTGCAAAAGGTTTTTCTAAAAATATACAACCGTCGGGGGTAGTGTAAACTACGCCCCCTGGTTTGCAATATTTTAAAGCTTGCGCCTTTAAATCCTTTTCAGTCATTTTTTAAACTCCTTGTATAAGTGAGTAAACCCCTTTTTCGTCTGATCTTCCAGCTGTTCCCCCTGCTCTTACAAGTCCGTTAAAAATTGAACCTAAATACATTGGGCTATCAATGTCAGAAAACAATTTAATTGCTCCCTCCGCTCTTCTTACGTAGCTATCAGACCAACCTAAAATAGAAAGCTTATCCGTTGCCGCTCCCGCTGCTCCGACTGCCTTTTTTACGTTTGAGTTATTGAAAACTGTATTTCTTGACCTTTTAAAAACTTTCATTCCGAAAACCTCGCCAATTTGTCCGTCAACGGTTGGTTTTCTGTTTACATAGTCAAAATTGATAAACGACTCAATATTTAAAAGTTCCTCATATTGTGACGCTGAAACCAAAATGTTTCTTTCGTCAGCTAGACAGTCGTCTTTGTCAAACATTACCGCCAATTTTGCTAAATCTGCTCTTACAAGTCCCTTTCTGTTTCCAGTTGCTGACGGTGCTGCCGCCACTACATTGGCCCCAGTTGTGAAAATCTTATTTGATGCAGCCGTTACCGCCCAAATAAAAGCCATTTCGTCCGCTATTCTTGTATTTAAAGCCTTTACGTGGTCTTTAATAATGTCCTGGCGCTTTGAGTAATTAGTCATCGCCTCGTTAACGTCCTCAATATGTATTGGGTTTGTTGCGAAAGCATCAACGTTGTACTCTAAAACGTCGTCAGTTCTTTGCGCTACAGATAAAGGAAACGAAGTTGGGTTTTTTACAACCGTAGGCGCTGCCCCAGCCTGTGGAACCTGTACAACTCCAAATTGAGAAGATACGTTCGCGTCTAGTTTTGAACTTTTGTAAAATTCATTTTCAGGAAATAAGTTTTCCTGTATTTCTTTGCTAAATAATTTTGTAATTTGCTCAGCCATTTTAATAAAATTTAATTAATTAATAATTTAAGATATGTAATTATTTAAAAGCTCCTCGAATTTTTCGGGTTGCTCGTTTTTCATTTTTTCCAATTCTTTTGGTGCGTCCTGGCTCCATTGTTGGAAGTCCCAATCTTTGCGGTTTTCTGTTTCCTCGGGCTTAATTTCTTCCTCGATTTCCTCAGCTTTTACCGTTACGCTTAAAGAGTTTAAAAGCTCCTTTGTTTCGTCCAAGTTGTTAACCGCTAATTTTTGCCAAGTGTCAACGCTTTCGGCTTTAATTAAACCGCTTTTTACTTTCTCGTTTATCAACTCGTAAGCTGCTAAGTTTTTCAAGTCCTTAACTTTGTTTTCTAATTCCTCAGCCTCTTTTTTTGCAATTTCCAAAGCCTCGGTTTGCTCTTTTAAAGAGTTTGTAAGCTCCTCAATTTTTAAAGCCTCGTTTTTTAACTCTTTTACTGAGTTCAAAACCTGCTCTTCGTTGGCCTCATTTTCAAGCCCTAAAAAAGTAATTACCTCTTTCATTTTATTTGGTTTATTGTTATTATTCAAAAAATTATTTGCTAAAATATATAATTCGTCTATTGTGTTAGTTGCTTCTAATTTTACAACCTCGCCGCTGCTCTCGATACGGTCAAAAAATCCAAGGTTTAAAGCTTCCACGGCTGTAAATAAGTTTTCGCCGTTTAAAAGTTTCTCGCTTTCCTCGTCACTTATTCCCGCTTTACTTTTAAGAATCGTTTTCAACGATCCTTTCATAATTTCAATGAGTTTTTTATCTGCCTTCGCTCCGCTTGGAACCTGGGGCCCGTGGGTGTGAAATAGTCCGTAGTCCATAATTACCCTTTCGTCTCCCGCCTGGCTTATCATTCCCGCCATGCTTGCCGCAATTCCAATCACTCGAGTTGTCGTTTTTCCTGGGTAGTCCTTAATAGATTGAAAAATTGAAAAGCCCTCTTTTATATTGCCTCCCTTGCTATTAATATCAATTACAACCTCTTCAACTCCCGCGCTGGCTAAAAACTCCATTTCACGGGCGAAAGTGTCGCCGTTTATACCTTTGTCGGGGTTTGCGTCTATCGGACGGCGTAAGCTCATTTTTACTTCCTTGTCGTCCTTTTTATAGTTCGTTATGTAGTCGAAATTTTTCAATATTATAATATTAACTTATTTTGTTTTATAAATGTTACTAAATTTAATTAACTTGGGCCAAAATGGGCCAAAAAATAAAGCTATGGCAATAAAAAAAGAATTTAAAGTATGGTTGCATGGTCGGCGGCGGTTGCTGTTTGAACGAACCAAAAAAGAAAAAGGCCTTTCAAATGCGGCCTTCCTTCGTTTATTAATTGATTTTTATTTTGATAATAAAAGATAATTATGGCGTAATATTCATAAAAGTTTTATTATATGTATAACTTGTATTAAATACGCTTTTTGCTCCCGTAATTGTGTGATCAATATATACGTATATTTCCGCACTTGGAAAACTTAACGACGGCCCAGGCTTTAGGGTTAAAACTCCAGAAGTGCTCACTGTTAACTGGTAGTCTGTTCTGTAGTTTGTTTGGTCCCAAACAATGCACGGTATAGGTATTTGAACCGCCCCACTGTAAGCAATGTTTTCTTTTGCCATTGTTCCCATAATCTCGGGGGCGCTTCCTCCGCTCATTGTTTTTAATAATACCCCCGCAATTTGTGTCTGTCCGTTTGGCAAAACTCGGCTTCCCATTTTTTGGAAGTATATAGTTAAGTCAGGAGCCCAGCCAGTGCCAAAGCTTGCAAAGTCCGTAAAAGCGGGAAAGGTTAAGGCTTCGCCTATTTCTGTTAGTCCGTGGGCCCCGTCGGTTGTAAAATTCTTTTCGGTTTCTCCTTTAAAAGCGCCGCTTCCAAGTGTTAAAAAAAGAAAATCTTTTGTCAGGTCGGCGCTTGTTAGTGGCTCGGTAACTGGGCCCGTCGCGTTCACGTTTGTAAGATAAGCCGTGGCCCCAAATTCAACTTTAAATTCTTTGTTTACCCCGTCCGCAAATACGCGGCTTTCTGTTAAGGCTGCCCCTTTACCCAAATAAAGCCATTGTTGAGTAGATCCGCCCGAAAGGTTAAAAGTTCCCCCAGGGTAAAAGCATACTTCGCCCTCGGCTAAAAAATATCCTGAGCTTACCACTGTGGCCGTTAAAACTGTATTGTCGTAAGTAAGGCCGCTTAAAATTAAGGCGCTGCCGTGCATTTTTTCCGCTGGGCTGCTTCCTCTGTAATATGCATACAGCGGTAAACGCCGCCGTAAGCTTTCATGTGTATTAATAAAGTCGGCTTTGGCGTTTATCTGTAGCCCTAGTAAGTCGTCACCAAAAAAGGGCGCCCCTCCAATGTCTGTTTTATTAGAAATATTTTTTAAGTCTTTTACTTTTGTTTTATAAGTTGCCATATTAGTAAGATATTATAATATAATTAGTTGAATAGGGCCGCAAGCGGTCGACCTCAGCTTTTATTTTTGCCTCGCCCACGGATGAGTAAATCGCTGCGGGAACATATACTTTAAAGTCGTTGTTTGCCTCGGCCTCGCTTTGGTTGTAAAAGGTTGCCCCTGGTTGTCCCTCGCTTTGGTTGTAAAATGTTATTTGTGTGTAGCCCTCAAATTGATTAAAAAATGTTAAAGGCCTTTTATCGTCCCCCGTGTTGTCAATGTAAATTAATGCGGGGGCCGTTGTGCTAAAAACCTCGTTTAAAACCGCCTCCAATATTATTTTTTGACCGTTTTGTTTTGTCTTTGCCAAAACTGCGGGCCTGTAGGTTGTAAAAACTTCCTCATGTAAAGTATTTACAGGGGTTAAATTTGCCCCCAAAAACGCTTTCATAATTGGCGCCCGCTTGTCAGGGGGTAAAAACTCGTTAATAAAAATGTTATAATCTAAACTATAAAGGCTCATTTTTAAGTGTTTAAAGTCATTGTTATTGTATCGTTAAACGTGCTTCCGCTCGTGTCCTCCTCAATTATATACCCCGCCGCCGTTACATAAGAGCGGTTAACAGTTACAACCGCCCCAGTTAGTGGAATACTTGAGGGCCGAGCAATTAAAACCACGCCTAAGGTGTTTACGCCCGTTACGCCCTCAACGGCTTGTATGGCGTCAATTATTTGCTCTCTTATTATTGTGCCGTCAAAATTAGTTATTGAAACACTCGACAAATAACTTTTAATAGCCACAATAACCGCCGCTTTCACCGTCGTTTCTACGTATTCGCCACTGTAAAAAATCTCGCCCGTAAACTTTAAGCGATCGGCGAAAAGGCTTGAGGTGTCAATTGCAATGCCTACAAATCCAATTTTATCCAAGTAAGATATGAGCGCGTTTATTTCGTCAGTAGTTAAGGGGGTTAGGCCGCCGCTACTGTCGTTCTTGGCCACTTTTACAAGTACTCTATTATTTACCTGTTCAACAATTGCGGCCCGCGTAATTATTCTTTTTGTGGCGTCAATTACGGGGTAGGTGGCTTTTCCATCTACTACGCTAATGACTTGAGGGCTCGCCGCGTCGTATTGGAACTCTAAAACCCTTTTTTGTAGCCAATCCGCCGTCCCTGGCACGGCCTCGCGGGCTATTTGCTCAAGCTCCAATTTGAAAACGTCCCAAAGTTGTTCTTGGGTTTCAATGGCTGAGGCGGTTATTCTCGCCCAAAGCCTCCAAATTGCTACAGCGCTGGGGCTTGTAAGCGCGTTTAGTGTCGTGTCCGCTGTTTTTGCAGCTATAATTTCGTTTTGTATCTCTGTAACTGTCCTTGCCATTGCTTAAATTTTTATTGGTCGTCTACGTCCTTGGCCGTTCTTATTCCTGGTTTCGTGCTTGGGTTTATTACTACGTCGTCCGTAATATCCAAGGCCGTTATTTGATGCGTGGTTGCCCCGCCGTCGATATATTTAGTATCGTCTAAAATGTCCGTGGTATAGTCTTGAATAAATACGTAAAAATTAGTGCGGGCCTCGTCTGTTTGCTCGCTTCGCCTTTTAAATGTATTAAACCCGTTTGATTTGTAGCCTTGGAAAGTTTTATAAACCTTTTGTTTTAAATCAAATAAATTTAAAACGGTTGTATTATTGCTCGCCCTCCCTTTCGTCAAGCTTTTGGCAATATAAAACCGTAAAACCACTTCGCTGGTCTTTTGCACTCCCGCGCCGCCGTCGTCAAAGGTTACGCCCTCAGGAAAGCCAATAAACAAGGCGGGAAATTTAATAACGTCCGTTAAGCCTTGCTCGTTTTTATTAAAGTCGTCGTTAAATAAAGCCACGGTTTTAAACTCGGGCAAGTCTGCGCCTATCTTTGTTATTATGTCCTCAATTAAAAATCTAAACATTATTTAAAACCTTTTTTAATTTTCTTTTTTATTAAGTTAACAATTCTTTTGTTAGTTGTATGACTTGGGCCCAAAAATTGGCGCTTTGGCATAATAAACGGGGCCGACTTTCTCCCACTCTTTAAACCGTAGTTATGGACTCCCGCATAAACCGCTGCTTTGCCCTTGCTGCCTATTGTTACCCTTTTGTTACTTACGCTTATTCGACGTATTGAGCGCCTCAAACGTCCCCCGCCCTCGTCTGCGGGCCCTACCAAAATGGCCCTTATTTTCGGGTTTTTATCCTTTCGCTTTCGGGCGTCCCAAGGCTTAACGCTCCGATCCATGAACCCTTGGCGCTTAAAGTTGGTTTTTGCCTCGTTCACGGCTATGTTTCCAATGGCTTTCATTATACCCACAAATTGCTTTACTACGCCCCTGGCGTCCTCCTTCATTGCTTTACTTAGTGGGTTTTTGCCTTTATAAGTTGCCATTTACTTGGGTTTTTCCGCTCCCTTAGGGAAAGGCAAATTAAAATTATTATCCTTTAGCTCCTTAAATTGGTCTTCAACTATAAAATAAGGGTGTTTAGGGCCAAATAAAACTTTTTTCTTGCCTACGTTCATTTCCATGCTTGGCGGAACCTCAGGCAATTTAACCGCTCCCAAGTCGCTGGGCGTTGCCTCCTCGTCTTCCTGGTCTACGTCGCAGCGACAACGCCAGCCGTTTGGTGGATAGTAAGTGTTCCAAAATGGATCATTAACGGGCCGAGTAACGCCGTCCAATGGTCGGTGTGATTCCCTCACTCGCTCGTCGCCTACGGTGCTATAAGTTAAAAAGGGTAGTACGTCCTTGTCCTCCTCTATGTCTTGCCACTTGCTGGCCATGGTTGCCGAGTTCTCAGCTTGAAAAATTTCAGTTTTTAACCAAGTTTGATTATAAGTGTTAAAAATTTCTTTTGCCTTGGCCTCGTATTCCTTAAACGGTACGCGGCGCCCTTGGTTGTCGGCTATAAAGTCCGACATTTCCCGCACCTGGTTAAAAGTTTTTGCCCCACTAAATACGTGGGCGTTGTGCTTTAAACTTCTTAAAAAATCCTTGTCGTAAGTGTCGGCGTCTTTGCCTACGGCCTTGAGGCCTTTATTCATTCCCTTGGTTAATTCCTTGGCTATCCTAAAATAAACGCTTTCGGGTAAATTTTCGACGGTATATTTTCCACTATAAACGCCCGCTATTACGTCCGCAATTGTCAGCTCGTCCCAATTAATTGGCGGGACGTCCTCCTCGCCCAGGTTGTTAATGTCTTCAATAGTTCCGCAGCATACGCCACAAAACGGCTCATTTTCTAGTATTGAAAGGGCTTTTTTTTTACCCCCAAAGTGTTGGATAAATTTTCGGGCTCAGCCTCGGCCTCGGTGGTTTCCTCCAATGGCGTGCCGTA